CTCTCCGGAAATGGTTTACGGTCGAGGCCCTGGTAAAGCAGGAACTCGGCCGCAGTAAAGCCGCAGAGTCGGCAGAACCTCAGCGTACATCGGACGGAAGATTTCAGGCTGCCAAAACCCTAAAACAAACTCCCGCACCACCGACAGAAGTGAACGGCAATTCAGCGCCCGCAGGCGATGAACGGGATCGGGCGGTAGCGACCGGCAATGTCAGGGCCTTTTTCCAGGAAGGCAATCGGCGCGACTTTGCCAGATGGAAAGGTCACATATAAATGGCAACCAATAGCTTCGTAAACACCAGTTGGGTCAGTCTCGAAGTATTAAGGCTGCTCGTCAACAAGCTGGTGGTGTGCGAATATTTCAACCGGAACTGGGAGAAGGATTTCAATAAGGAATTCGCCCCGGGTAGCAGCATACAAATCAAGTACCCGCAACGGTTCACGATCGTAGACGGCATGGGATATGCCCCGCAAGGGATCAACCGCATCACGACCACCGTGAACCTCGACAACTGGATACAGGTGCCGTTCGAGTGGGACGACTACGAAAGAGCCGTCAAACTGGAACGAACCGAAGAAGAGCTGAGAGAGAACTACTGGGCGCCGGCCGCCGCCGCCATTGCGCAGGAGATCGACAGCCGCGCGGCCAACTGGGCACGGTACAACACCTCAAACCTAGTGGGAATCCTGGGCACCGACCCCACCGCAGTTCAAACCTATTACCAGGCAAGAGCGGTGCTCGAGAAAGAAGCCTGCTCGCCGGGCCGCAGATGCATGTTGATCTCGACATCTATGATGGTGAGCCTCGGGTCTAACATCACTAGCGTGTTCAATCCACCCACGGAAATCAGCCGCATGTGGAAATTGGGCACTATCGGGCAACTTGCCGCCTTCGAGTTTTTCGAGTCGAATTCGCTATGGACGCACACCGCGGGAACTTGGGCCGCGGCCGTGACGGTCACGGGTGCCAACCAGTCCGGAGGCTCATTGACCATCACGGGAACCGCCGGCGACACCATCAACGCAGGCGACAAATTTTCCATTGCAGCCGTGAACATGGTCAACCCCATGACACGAAGGAGCGCCGGCCCCCTGACTCTGCGCACCTTTACGGTTCCCACGGCCTACACTCTCGCGGCCGGAGCCAACACCATCAATATCCTGCCGCCGATCTTCGGGCCGGGCAGTCAATATCAGAACGTGGACAATCTGCCGGCCAACGGCGCCGCATTGACGCTATGGCCGGGGACGACATCTCCCAACGGCAAATCGGGCACCGTAGCCCTGGCCTTGAGCCGCGAAGCCTTTGCTCTGGTGGGAGGCAAGCTGTATCAGCCCAAAGCAGTCGAGAGTGCGGGCCAGCAGCAGGACCCCGACTCGGGCATTGCGATCCGCAAGGTCGTGGCCTGGGACCCGGTGCGCTCGATGCAGGTGAATCGCTATGACTCGCTCATCGGGTTCGGGAACCTCTACCAGCAGAATGGCGCGGTAGCGGTACTGGGAGCATAGGAGGAGACGAACATGCCCAGACTATCCAGCCATTTTGGTTTGACCGATCCCCGCTTGCAATCGGTCTCGATGCCCATGGTCCTGCCGGTTACGATCAGCACGACGACAGCGACCCTGACATCCGCTCAGGCACTGAGCGGGCTCATTACCGCGAGTAATGCCGCCGCTACCACCCTGACGCTGCCCACTGCGTCCGATCTGTGCAACAACATTCAGGGCGTCATGGTGGGGACATCGTTCGAAGTCATGGTCAAAAGCACCGGGGCCGGCGGAGTGACCGTTGCACCGGGTGCCGGGGGCACCATGAGCGGCACGGCCACCGTAGCCACGGTCAATATCCGGACGTTCATGATCAATTTCACCAATGTCACCATCGGCACGGAAGCCTATACGTGTTATTCAGAGGGCCAGGCGCCCTTCTAAACCTCCAGAAAGCCCGGGGGGGGGAATCAGATGCGGTCCCTCCCCGGATTTTTATGCCGCTCAACGAGGCCGAACGGTATCACCCGAGCAACCTGACAGAGGACGAACAGCGCGAGGCCACTCGGGCACTATACGGTTTCGCGGGAGAACATATGAATAATCCGAATCCAACTGATCTGACATACGAAGAGCGCGTCAAGATGCGCCGGCTGCTGGACGAGGCGGATCAAAAAGACGCGGCCAACGGCATGAGAGAGTTCGACCTCAACAGACCTCCGGCTCCGCCCTACGTCTACCGTGAATACCCGCGCCTGCTCTACAACCACGTGACCAAACAGAACAAGCCCGCCCATACTTATGAGCAGCATCAGGCCATGCTGGCTCAGGGATGGACCGAAGAGCCGATAACCCCCGAACCTGTGGAAGTGCGTCTTACCGCGCAGGAACAGGAAGAAGCCGAAGCCATCGATAAACAACTGGTAAAGAAAGGGAAAAAATGAGCACGCAATATCCGCAATATCCGCAATATCCCCAGGCCCCCGGATCTCCGCAATATCCCGCGGTGCCGCCTCCCCAGGGTCCTGCGGCGGGATTAGTACCGGCTGGACCCACCTATGTCCCGCTCGAACAGGTGGCTCCTCCCGATGTCGCACTTCCCTGGTGGCAGAGCCAGCAGGCCATCAACCGGGCCGCCCTGGGTACGCCGCTTCAGCTTATGGTCGAGGTGCCGGATGCGTCGAGCGCCCAGAAATATCCCGAGGCTCTGTACAACAAGCAGACGCGCGACGTGCACATAGTGAAAGACCAGAAGGAAGAGCAGAAATACACCGGGATGGGGTATACGACCACTCCGTTTCCGGCGCAGGACCCGAATGCTCTCACTCCTGAGGACGTGCAGGCATTGCAGCAGCTCTGGACCAAGGCCGGGGATGCGCTCAAGAAATTGGCGCATCTGGCCGAAGAGCAGCAGAAAGCCCAGCAGCAGCAGGCTGCGGCCCAGCAAGCCCCGCCCAAAAAGTAGATGAGTCAAATCTCCGACATTCTGACGGACGAACGGACGCGCGAGACTAGGATTTTTAACGCCGACGTTCCCATTCTTCAGGCTGGAGATTATACTTTCGGCAATTGCATGAGCGGCAAAGTAATTGGAGATTTTCCGGGCCATTCGTTCCACGCGGCTGGCCCTTCTTAGGCTTCAACGGGATGATGTGATCGATGCAATAGCGGTTACGTCCGGTGGTCTTGAAGTTCTCGTGGCACGCAGCACATCTGCCCTTTTGAGCATCATAGATGCAGGCGACATCCTTGGCCGTAAAGCTTCCGCCCACTTCCAATTTGATGGCGCGACGAACGTGATAGTATTTTTTGGCGACGTCGCACGCCTTTTCGCGGTATTCCTCGGTCTGCCTCTTGTCTTTGTGGAGCCAATAGTGCTCCATGCTCTTCGCGTTGTCTCTCTTTCGGGTTTCCTCACTGCGTGGATGGGTCTTGCGCCATTCCCGCATCCACTCGCGGCCCCTTTTGCGATATTCGTCATTATTGCGCGTACGGTGATTCCGCTCTTTGCGGTTGTCTTTGTATTCCTGCGTTTCCCAGTGCGCGTAATACCATTCCTTGGCTCTCTGGCGTCCCTTCTCACGCTTTTCTTCCGGGGTCTGGCGACCTCTCTTCTGATATCCTGGCTCCCTTCGGCGGGCGCGTTGTTCGCGACGCCTTTGCCTATATTGTTCGGTGAATCGGTCACGGTAATACGCCTTCAGGGCGCTCGCGCGCGCCTTCTCACGTTTCTCTTCGGGGGACTGAGCCATCCTTCAATAACAACTGATGTAGTCCATGGATTCAATAGCGTTTAACCCCATAAAGGCGAACTGATGTCTCAAATTTCGGACATTTTAACCGATGCCCTGACGCTCGTTGGAGCATACGCCCAGGGCCAGACGCCCAATACCGATGATATGTCGCTCGCCTTCCGCATCGTCAACCGCAAACTTGATTCGTTGTCCGCAGAAAAGCTCTCGATGATGGGCCTCAAACGGTCGGCATTTGTGTTCTCGGGCGCGAGCAGCTATACCTACGGGCCGGGGATGACGTGGAATGCCGCCAATCGCCCGGTGAAGATCAAGAGCGCTTCAACAGTGTCCACGCTCAATACTGAGCACCCGGCGCGGCTGGCCACTGCGGATCAATGGGCGATGGTCGATGATAAAAGCCGAACGGGGATATACGTAGAGGACCTGTTCTACGATCAGGGATTCCCCACGGGCAATATCTATGTGAGCCCCATACCATCGGCCGGCAGTTGTATCTTGTGGACATTCGAAATCATCCCGGCTTTGCCGGCGCAGACCGGAGTCGTCAATTTCGCACCGGGATATGAATCGGCAATCATCAAACTCGCGGCTGTCGATCTCTGCGTTGCTTTCCAGAGGCCGGTTACCCAGGAGCTCATGGCGGTGGCGTCCCAAGCCAAAGACGTGATCCTGCAATTGAACGCCGAGATCTATAACGCGCCGGCTCCGCCTCCTGCGGGACCCGGCCCGACATCTCCACCGGCGCAGATGACTACGTAATGTGGCACTGGTCCGGTCCATCACGATACGGCTTACCAGTGCCCCTCTCACCAACTTCCCCATGTATTTCGGTGGGGCCTACGCCTGGCTCGCCACTGTGG